TTTATATTTTTAGTTTTAGGAAAATATAGAAAGTAACTCGCTCGATTAAATAAAAAAGAGGTAGTCGTTTTTATATTTTCAATTAAAATTGAAAATTACAATTCAAAGAAGTAGTATATATTTATATATTGTGTTAAGAATTTAATTCGAGTAAGCAAGACCACCCATGCCACTCATGATGCGGAGGACATTGTAATTTGTGGCGTAAACCCGGACCTTGGCATCAGCGTTGCCCGCGACGGTGGCGGCGGTGAGTGTGAGTTGGAGTGTGGCGTTGTCGATGCGGGACATATTGCATGTTCCCGAAGGTTGGTGCTCTTCGGGTTTGAGGCCGAAAGAGTAAACGTTGATGCCAGTGGCAGGGACGTTGGTGTGGTGTTGGTAAGGTTGGACAAGATTGAAGTATCTGCCTAACCGTTCCGAGAAACGATCATGGCCATTGAGTTGGAGTTTGGCCGAAAGGACAGGGTTGAAACCGTTGTCGACTTGGGACATCGCGAGGTAGCTGCCGGTTGTGACACCATCCGAGTTCTCGAATGAAAGAGTGCTGTCGACGTTGGTGTCGGTGGTGGAGTCGTTGAGGCCCGAAAGTTGGAGGTTGTAATTGACGAGACCGCCTCCGAGAGCATCTCCTGGGGTTCCTGTCTTCCATGTGTGGTCAACCGCATCGGTGTAGTTGAACCATTGTTTTCCCTTTGTCGCGGCCGAAGAGGTGGTGTCGACGTGAGCATCCTTTTGGACGACCCATACAAGTTCTTTGCATGGGTGATTGAAGTTAAGTTTGATTTTGTTGCTGACAGACGAGACAGATTCGTCGCCTGTGAATTGGAGCTGCTCAATGAGGTATTCGTGCGAGACTTGAGCGAAACGACGGCGTTCGTCGGTGTCAAGGTAGATGTAATCAACGTAAAGCGAAGCGGCTTCGAGGGAAGGAACCGACACCGCGGCACCGAAATAACATTCCGAAGCAGATCTGAATTCAAGGTTGATTTTGACTTCGTGGTATTGAAGAGCAATAAGGGGGAGCGAGAGTCCTGGGTTGCGGCAGAACCAAAACTCAAGAGGAATGTAAAGGTCTACTTCGGGGGTTTTCGCATCTGCGGGTGTCAATTGAGTTAAACGAGGGACGTTGCCAACCATGTTGGCGTATCCGACTTTGTGGCCGGGGCTTTGTGTGAGTTCGTTCCAGATGTGCATCCAGTCACCGTAGTGTTTATCGATACGTTGTCCGCCAATTTCAACTTCGACATTTTTGATGAGAACGTGACCAAGCCAGTTTAACCAGCGGAATCCACCGGCTCCGGCGGTTACGGCGGGTACTGTGACTTGAAGGTACACGCGGTGCATGAGATCACCGTTACGCGAAACGGTGCATGTAACGCGTTTGCCGAAGTCGGCGGAACCGTTGAATGTTTGTTCGATGGCTTCCATCGAGAAATTTGTGTGGCGCCGGTAAACTACCTTGAAAAAGGTAATTTGAGGGTTGCCAGTAAGATAGATGTCTTGAGCGCCATAGGCGACAAGTTGCATTAAACCTCCTCCCATAGTATACTTATTAAAAACAAAAAAAATTTGGATAAAAATCAACTTATGAATCAAATAATTATTACAATATGTGACATGTCTGAAAAATTATAACTGTTTACGCTAATTTCACTTAATAAGATAGATACCTATGATACCACCAATTTCACATTACATTTTCTAATAAGTGACAGTGGACACTTCTTATTTTCAAAAATGACCCAAACACTTTTTGTAGTTATACGCAGTATATTGCCTTTTTCATTTTTGAATTTTGTTGAATTAATTATAACACGATCTCCCTTTTTAAATATACTTTTGCACATAGTATCGTTTTTAGTTAATTTAGAAAGTAATGCATTTCCTAATTTTTGTCTACAATAAGGACATTTGCTTTTTTCTTTAGCTGTCTTTAAACTTTTAATAATACATTTTTTATGATATAAATGGTTACATTTTGTTACATATGAAATTTCGTCTTTACCAATTTCTTCAAGACAAATTAAACATTCCCGGTTGGTCATATTAAAGTATATCCTTGAGTTGTCTTTATTAAATGAATGTTAACAAATTATGTAGACAGTATTAATAATGCTTGACATTACAAAAAAAATTATAAACGGCATATTGCTTGTTTTCATATTGTTTTTAACATACAATCCAATTATGTTTGAATCGAATATGGAAAAAATACTTAAAATACTAACAATAATAATATCAGTTGGTCTTGTTTTACTATCTCAAGACATCACTATGACATTATTGTTGGTATTTTTAGCTTTAATCTTGTTTAATAGCTTCCCAAAAACAACAGAATCGTCGCCAAAATCTTTAGAGAAAATTCTAAAGGAAGCTGCTTTTTTTGGAAAAAAACAGGATGAGAGTGAAAAGGAACATCTTGATAACGAAGAAGAGGAAGAAGTGCCTCCATTCACAACACCCGATCAATTTGATTCAGCACAAACTAATATATTTAACGAACTGGTCCAAGAAACGGAAGTTAGAACATGGGATGACGGTTATGGACCACAGGGTCTTGGACATGTAAAAGATTTTGAAGTTAAAAGTGAATAAATTATAAACTTATTTTTTGCAACTTTGTAAACATTTTCTAGATGGATATCCACCTCTTATCCAGCTTTTATTGACGTCTTCTTGAATAATGTGATCAGTGTTTTGTATTTGATCCGCGAGGCAACCAATTAATGGTGTGAAAGAAGGTCTTCCTGTATTTGGAAGGCAACTTTTAGATACAGATGTGCCTTTGCTTTCAAATACAACATTTGCAGTGCATGCATTATTGCGACCATATCCCATATAAGGCACAGTTAAGAATCCTGGATTTGGTAAAAGCATTTTTTCTCCAGTTTGTGTTAAAAGAGTGCCATTTCTAAGCAATGAATCTTTATCAACTAATTTTCCTTTTTTCCCTATGGAACCATATCCATCTCTGAAATTTGGGACGGGGTGTTGCAACGCAGTCTGTGCAATCTTAGAGTGATCATTCAAGGCACACGCATTATCAATCAAACATGGTGAAAGTTTTGAACTACCAAACCCAAGTGTACGATTCGTGGATGGTAAAGGACAGGGCATCTTTATCTCATTACATATTTATTTTTGAGTTCATAAATATAATTTTATTCTTATAACTCCAATACAATTAATACGGAAACATGTATAAATGCAGCTAGTAGTATGTATAAACCCGATATAATATGTTTCTTTTCACTGAATTTAATTTTATCTGCAAAAACAATACTCAATAAAAGAGCTACAATTAAAAAAATACAAATGGAATAGATAAGAGGATTCGTCATTATATTACTATCATTCTTTTTTGTTGGGAAATTAAATGTAAATGAGAAGTTATCATATATGTATTTACAGCCCTTTTTGATTGTTAATTTTCCTAGTTAAAAAATTAATGAAATCATTTTAATCTCTTCTTCCAACTTTTATCATACGTCTGGAGATAGATTATTGGCTGTAAACAATGGACATTTTATATAGTATATAAAGCATTTTTGCTCATAAATGTCTATATAATTTTTTATTGAATATTAAAAAAAAAATTTATTACTCGTTTCAATTTCGTAACGAGTATTATCTGAAATATTTATTTTATATATACCACTTGAACCTATATTTGTCAATACACATAAAGATACGTCGTCATCTATTGAACAAAATAAGTATACGTCTTTTATTGTAATGAATTTACGTTCTGAACCGATATTTCTAATACAATCCATTTGTTCATTTGAAAATTGTATTTCATTATCGTTTGAATCAACGAAATATGCTTTTACAATCCTTCTGAAAGGGAACTTTATATTCTTTGTATTATTTGTATTTTTTGTATATCTATAATCGTATAAATATATTGGGTATTTTATAGATTTGTAATAATATCCAATATACAAAAAGAAATAATGTGCTTTTTTATACATTTCAAATGATTTAAGTATTGTATTTTCGGAAATATATCTTATTTTATAGTTAATATTACTAACCATATTAGACAAACGTGAATAAAAAAACATTATTCTAATTAAGTTAACTAATATTTAACTATGTTACGATTTACATTTTAGAATCTACATCTATATTCATATCTTCTGCACTCACCTTTATCTTGTTCGATTTACTCAATGTTCTTATGAACGTAAAAGGTAGTTTTTTCTCTTTTACCTCTCTGTTAAAAATATCAACATTTGTATCGTTTATTTCAAACTCTACGAATGGAGGTATACCGTCTTCTAATTGTTGTAATCGAATTCCTCTCATTCTTGTATATTCATAATGTGTCATAGTATTGCTTGTCTCCATTATTATCTTTTTATAATATATTATCCAAGTCTTAATCATTTTTATTCGTCAAAATTGTAAATAATTTCGGTTTTTTGATATTCAGGTGACACCCATGCAATTTTACAATGACAACACAAATAAATGTATTTCATTTCAGCATCATTATATCTTACATAAATGACTTCTGGTTGTACATTTTCATTTGTATTGCATTTGCATTTTTCATTGGGACATTGAATATTTTTTACCTTTGGTAATGTAGGATCATTGAATGTATATTTATTAATAAACAGTTCGTAAAATACCTATTCATTTCCACCATAATTCGCATGATATACACATGTATTTTGCGTATCATCGCATAATTTATTTGTTTTGCATGATTTACATGCATATACTAATTCATCTGTCTCTTCGTGTGTTGTAAGATTCAATAGATTATCACATATTGAGCAAAATTCCATGTTACTTATTATTACTTTATATCTTACATCATTTTTTCAACATTTTTTGATTTTGTATTTTGTTTTCCAGAGTTTCTTTTTAATTTTTGTTTTACATCGTCTTTCATCTTACATATCACATCTTTTTTCCATTGTTCAATCGCAAACTCTCCCTTTTTTCCAGATTTTTTATTCACGGTATTCTTTTTTTTATTTTTAATTTTTTCTACATCTGGGATTCCTTTATCCATGAAACTTTCTATTTCTTTATCAACACACTCCGGAGTATTAAGATCAGAATTCATCAATAAAGAATTATCAGATACAGTCGAAGAACCAGTACTGAATTCATTGGATTTTCTTAAAGAATCTAAATATTCTTGTATTGTTTCTATCGTACTCATTTTCAATTGATTCATTTTAATAAAAACACCATTTTCATTCTCCATATATTTGGTACCGTCGTTTTTTATGAATGTCAATATCTGATTATGTTCTTGTGGAGGCAATAAACTAATCTCATCCACTATACTTTTTGCAATAATTTCATTAAATTCTTTTTTCGAAGTCATATAAATATCAATTATTTGTTTTGTCTTTATTTAGTTACAGTTTCAATATTTTTATAAAAAGAACATTTATATGTACCATTTTGATCATCCATTAAAACACCTCTTAAACAATATACAACATTATCCGGTATACTTCGATTGAAAAAATCATCACATTTTTCTCCAGACAGCATTCTTATTAAAAAATATATAGAATACATACCACATTCTGTTGATGATTTTTGATGAGCGTTAATATTTATCTTTATTTTATAATTTTCATTGTTCATATCACCTTGTTTTTGAATTTTATTCATCAAATTTTTAATTTCGTTATTTGGTTGACTCCCAAAACTATCATAAAATATGATTTCTTTAGTTTTAATATTCACAAAAAACGCATTCCAATGACTCCCAGATTGATATGAATAATCATTATTAAATATTGTACCGAATGAATCATATTTTTTTGATATTTCTTTTATGTCGCAATTGCATAGATCACTTAAGACGCAATCTCCACTTATATTTTTTTTGTCAAAATCTCTTGTTGTTGGTTCATAAAATTTAAATTTTGGATATTTTTTCTCGAAATATTTAAGAATATCAACAATCTCATTTGTACTCAACCATGTATCTGGTTTTTTATTCCAAGAATATGGTACTTTGGGGGCAAAAACATCATCCGCAATGTCATCTATTTTATTTTTAAAGTCATAATCCATTCGTGTAAGAATATTTTTCCATTTAGAATCATCTTCAGTGTTTAACCTTTTACCGAGTTCTTTCCATAATTTTGACTTTGATATTTTGCCTTGTTTATTAGTTATATCTTTTTTTTTAATTCTTTTATTGGTTTTAGACTTGTTCCATATTTTTTTAAGTTCATTTAATTTGTTTGTTGTGAAACAACTTATTTTTCTTGTTTTAAAATTAGAACATTTTTTTCTAGTTATTTTTTGTTTATACATAAGATTATTATTAGTAAAAAAATAATATGAGCCCGAAAAATTATTCTGAAAGTTACATTAGTGTTTTAGAGAATACTTACAATAATATATGTTTGGATGATATTTATGACAGGTTAATTACATTGCGTACTTTAAAAGGACATTCCGAGATTACATTAAAAGAATTAAAATGCAAATTAAGAGATTTAAAGAGAAAAAAAAGTTCTTCTTTGAAATCCGATTTCGAAATGTTATCAATAGAAAACGATACAAATGTTGTGAACAAAGATATAAAAATATTGATTGAAATAAATAAAGAGTCGTGTATTGATTTAGAAAAAACAAAGGAATTAATAAAACATTATATCAATCAATTAAGATCTATCCTATTGGAAATATCAGATAAACAATGTCTTTGAATAATTTGTAATGTCGTTTTTATTCATACAATTGTCACAATTATTACATTTGAATCCGTCTGTAGAATAATATGTACCTTGGAAATAATCTCTAATTAATCGCATTCGGCATATATTTGTATTCTTTACATAAAGTTCGATCCCTTTCATTTGATTTCGCTGTTTCGTTCTGAGATCATAATCTTCAATTTGTCTTAAGAATAAATTATTTATTACAAAATCACGCTTACTCCATAAAATACAACACGAACCCCGCATATTCTTTTTTCGAGCAGCCCTCCCTATCTCTTGACAATACGACTCCATATCTTTTGGTATTCCATAATGAATAATTGTCTCAATGTCAGAGATATCAATTCCCATTCCAAATGCAACTGTTGCTGCCAATACATCAATCTTACCTTGAGTAAATTTATTTTGTGTCGAATCTCTATTTTCTCTACTTAATCCTGCATGATAATAACCCGAAACAATTCCCCAATGGCTAAGAGCATTCGCAATTTTTTCAGTATCTTTTTGTGTTTTACAATATACAATCGTTTTTCCTTGTATCTTTTCTCTTATAATATTTATACTATTCTTAAAATCATGTTTATACATTACCGATAAATTCAAATTATCTCTTGTTGGAGAAACATGAATATATATAGGGTTTTTTAATTCTAAAACATTTGCAACTATGTTAATCGTTTCTTTTGTAGCAGTTCCAGTAACCGCCATAATAGGGGGTCTCTTTTCAAACCATGTGTTTATTTTTTTAAGATCAGTATAACTACTTCTAAATTCTGACCACGAAGAAATACAATGACATTCATCAATCGCGATTAGGGCGATGTGTTCTTTCATACCTTTTATCCATTCTTCTCTATTTAAAAAGTTTTCAGGTGTCATATATATTAAACACGGCAATTTCCCATCATAAATCTCCTTTTTCTTATCATGTGTTAATTGTTCATCATCCAAATCCATATTTTTACTAAACGATGTTACAATTGTACAGACATCTTTATATCTCCTTTGTTGATCTTTCATCAAAGATATTAATGGAGATATAACGATTACGGTTTTCATAAGAATCATATGTGGTAAAATATAACATATACTTTTACCAAACCCAGTTGGTAACACCCCGATTATATCTTTTCCATTCAAAACGGATGTAACGATCTCCTTCTGTTCTCTTTTTAATTTAGCCAAACCTAATTTATCAAGATAGTTTTTTAGCGGGACTCGCATATGATTATTTTATATATATTTTCTTATTTTCAATCATTTTTACAATTTTATTTTAAGTGAGATGGTATATTGAAATACAAATAGATTGGATTTATACCATAAACCGTTAATATGAATGTGACATAAACAACTAATGATATCAACAGTATATCACATCTAAATTGTGTATTCTTATAATATATAAACACCACCAATGGTAGGATATGTGTTACATGAGAAATTATATTATATTTAATATATTTATTATCTGTTAAAAAATTTGGATATAAGATATAATTATACAACATTAAGGAACTCCCCCCTATAAAAACAAATAATGCAATCGAATACGTTGAAGGTAGAATATTTAAATAATACAAAAAATGAAAGATAAGAGCCCAATTTGAAAAAAACATGAAAAATATGGTACTGTATTTAGTTATGAAGTCTTGCATTGCTATATATTATATTATATTATTATTCCCTTGAATTTTTTGGAGCTAAGCACATTTTAATTTCACCTAAACTTCCTACACTATAACACACAATTAATGGATAATCATTCTTTAAATATACTTGAATTGTTTGACACAGATTTGTACATTTTGTAAATAAAGTAAGATATTTTAGAGAGAATACACCTTGAACAATTTCTATATCATCCTCATTAGAAACAACAGACATCCCACCATTTGTTGATTCCCCCAATATAGTTTCTTGTTGTGCAAATTCTCCATTGCATGTTAAAATAAGCTGTCCGGCCACAGATTTAATCTCTATTTCTTCAGAAATATTACTCATATCTCTACAAATTTTTTGAAAATCAGATGACTTCATACTGATGACTGATGTAAATTGAGCAGGAGGTACTGTAATTATTTCATTACTTAAATCCATCAAATTTAATTTGAATGTTGTTGATGCTCTTTTTTGCTCATTTTCTATCTTTATTCCTAAATGATTTATATCATCTTTCTCTATAAATAGCGTTAAGGTGTCATTATTTGTTATAGTTTTAATAAGTTTGAAAAAATTTACCATGTTCACACCTATTATTTGTTTGTGTGTACAATGAAATAGCTCAAAATTATCTTTACATAGGTTCATATGAACAAGTGTCGTATGTGTTGGATCCATTGATAATATTCTGATTCCATCAGGTGATATCTCCATATTTGTGTCTGGTAAAATTTCTTTTACAGCTTCGATTGTGCATTTTAATATTATAGATTGAATTGTTACGACTAAAACTGAATAACGATCTGTACATGTCTCCATTAGGGTATTCGTTGTTCACCGAGACCTTAAGCGATTTTTTTTTTAATAATCAATGTAATATGGGATTAGTAGTTGAAGTATTTGAAAGCTGTTTAGAGCATTATACTCAACCAAAGGAAGAAGCGAAAACGTCGAATACAACAAAATTAGTTAAATTTACAGCATTAGCTATAGTAATTTTGATAATTGCTATATTTGGTCAATTGCTTTGGAATATTTTTCTTGCTGGTGCCGGAAAAGGGATTGGATATTTTACATTTATAAAACCACTTCCATCGCCTCTTCATACAATTGGGGTTTATCTTACACTCGTGTTGTTTTTTGGTTCATGTTAAATTTCTATTAAAATTTAATGCCTGTTAATTTTGATAGCGAGGAAGGAAATACAATTAATGATCTTATTTGGTTTTGGGCATACAATAATAATGAACCCGGCTATGAAAACATTAATTTAGAAGGTGCATCACGTTTGGGATACAATAAAGATGACCAAATTGACTACTATATAAATTTTATTCTTGGAGTTCCTGGTTTTTTTATAGAACCAGAACCAGAGCCTGAACCTGAGTCAGAACCCGAACCAGAACCCGAACCTGAGCCAGAACGACATGATGTGTTTGCATCTTACGATAATGGAAGTGTCTATATTCGTGAGATTGATATAGAATTACAACTTACAAGTATACTTTTCGTATTTACAGGTATAAATACAGAGTTTACACATGATAATTCAATCAATCCTATATTCGATGACCTTGGTTGGTCTGTATATGTTAATCTTTATGAAGAATATACATATGTTTTATTATGGTCTGATGCAGAAAATCCTTATTTGATAGAATATAATTATACATCATTAGGATCACAAATATACAATTTTCCAACAGAAATAGTAAATAATAATATAATTCTTCTTTCTATTGAAAGTTGCTCTTTAATTGAATATGGTTTATCTACAGATATAACAATTCGTTCGCAAATAAGAGACCTTGTTTATGAGCCAGAGCCTGAACCAGAGTCGGAACCCGAACCTGAACCAGAACCACAGCCTGAACCAGAACCGGAACCCGAACCAGAATCGGAACCCGAACCAGAACCCGAACCCGAACCTGAACCCGAACCAGAACCAGAACCGGAATCGGAACCAGAACCTGAATCAGAACCGGAACCAGAACCCGAACCAGAACCTGAACCTGAACCAGAATCAGAACCCGAACCAGAACCTGAATCGGAACCTGAACCTGAACCTGAACCCGAACCTGAACCGGAACCTGAACCAGAATCAGAACCCGAACCTGAGCCTGAACCGGAACCAGAGTCAGAGCCGGAACCAGAACCGGAACCGCAACCAGAACCCGAGCCAGAAATTATCTTTTACGGACCTGAACCTGAACCTGAACCCGAACCCGAACCTGAGCCACAACCTGAACCGGAACCCGAACCAGAAATAATATGGTTTGACGATGATAGTTTTATAAAAAATTCACATATTATATCTGAATCTGGATTTTTATATGCACATGAAAATACAGGTTTAGTACGTGCTGAAAATTTCAAAACCGGGGATTATGATGACCATGCCATTTCTATATTTAATGATGAAAATTATAGTAATCTAATAGGAAAATTTACAATACTTTCACATAATGAAATACCAATATATGTAAAATTCGACCCACCATTTGATAACGAATCTTATGAGCAAATGTATTATACAATATATTCGTTATGGAATAGAATATATGAAGGAACTGGAGCTATACAATATGTAAATGATAATACAAAGGTATTTATCGAATTACCATACTCTACTATAGATTATACAGGATATAGAGTACTATTTAAAAACGATTTAACACCTTATACCATAACTGATTATGATCAAACCAATAAATCTGCTAGTTTTGATCCTATTAAAGTATTTTATACAATTGACTCAAATGGTGTAGATTGGGATTTATACAAGTAATTTAATTTTTTTATAAGAACGTAGTTTGGTGATTGATGGTTTGTTTAATTTGTTGTTCTGTTTTCTTGTTTTATATGTTTTTTTTAGTTTCTCTTTTTTTATATATTTTTTTGGAATGACACGTTTTATTCTCAATTGACTATATAATTTCATTAATTAACTATTTTTTATTTTTTGTTTTTTTCTTATATTTTTTTGTTTTTTTTATCTTTTTACGTGTATTTATTTTCTGTTTATTTTTTTTTTTGGAATGTTTCTTTGTTTTCAATTTTTTATGCGTTATTATTTGTTTTTTATTTTTGAGGTTACCACCTGGTTTATTCTGAGGATAACGCTCCCATAAAAGTAATTCATCTGCCCCATATAATATACCTCTTTTATGGTGTAGTGGTTTTATTGCGTTTTTCATAATGAAAGCAGCTCTTACTGCAGATGGTCTATCACCATTGGCTAATACTATCGATTCTTCATTATTCATAACTTTTTTGTAGCTTTCTACTTCGATGAAACCTGCATTATCGGCAATCGAAACCAATTCTTGACCAAAATCTCCAATCATTTTCCTTGATGATTTTTTTAATAATTCGACTAAATATTTTGGGTTTTTAAATATTTCCCAGCTTGGTTTGAGTTGTTGATAAAATACTAGTTCAATATGATTTAATAATAATTTTAATGTATTATTTGCAGATATTATATTTTTTTCTTCTCGACGGCTACCCTCTCCTAAATTAGTAGTTATATTACAATTATACAACGTAAGCCCGCTTTCCGACGAGTCCTCCTCCTTATGCATACCACCATCTGGGTTATTATAAATTAAGTAATAATTAGCTATACATTTTCCTTTTGTACCTTTTATATTAAAATTAAATTCAAAAAGATATCCTCCTTCTTCATTACCCGCTTTTAATAAGATGTCATGTTCTGCGTCTTTATAATCTTTTGAAGTACATGAGCCAAAAGTACCCTGTGCATCTAACAATGAAGGAAGTAAACATATTTTTTTTCCCTCGTATGTTTTTACAATTTTTGGTCCTGCAGGAGCCTTGGTTCCCATAGAATTATTAATAAATTTATGATAATTTGAAAAAATTTCACTTGAAGTTTTTTCTGGTTCTTCGAAATTTTTAAATGCTGTCAAGAGGTTTCTATCATGAGTTGTGGGGACTCTCCCAGTATTTGCTATATTTTCTAATATTTTTCTACTATTTTTAAAAAAATTGTTTTTTCTTTTGTTGTCGTTGGCGTCGTCGGAGTACTCCTCGTCTGTAATCTCCAAAACACTTTGTGTTATAACTGTTAATAAATTATTTACAATAGGGACGGCTTTGACTTCTAAAGCGCCGCCCTTCGGCTCTCGTGGTTGCTTTGGTATCTTTTTTTCTAATTGTATTCTTAAGGACGTTAAAAACATTTTCATATACTTTAAAATATCATCTAATGAATTTTTAACATGCATCCTGATTGTTCTGTATATTCTAGTATTGAATTGCTCCAAATTTAATGACCAGATCTGCTCATCGTCGGACATGTCCAAACGGTATGTTTCTTTTTTTAATTTTTCGAATGACTCATCTAGGACATTTTTATAATTAACAATGGCATTCCGTATTTTATTTAGTCTTAATCTAATAATGTTTATATTACGAATAGAGTTGGCCGCCGGTTGATACGCGTCGACGGACCACGAGGTATTGACGCGGGCCCCGAACTCGTCCACGCCTTTTATAAGGTCACAAAAAAATGGGATATATTCGAGATTCTCATGGAGGGGGGGGGCTTCTTCCCCGAGCGCCGACGCCTCGTAGACCGGGTCCCAGAACTCCGAGAGGGGGAAGTCGAACCCAATCGTTCTCAAAATTGCAGACATATGTTCATCCCAAGCTTCCTTCTCCCGCCAAGGCGGCCACTTCTCGTTTTCATTGAGTTTCAGCTCTTTCAAATCGATCAGTTTTTTTTTTTTTGGTAAAAATTTATCTATAATTGCATTGCAATCCGCTGCATAAGCTGCAAAACGATCTTCTATATTAATCTTCTTTATTTTGTCTAATAATTTTATATAGTTTGTGGTGTCAATGCTTCCCCCCCTCCGTTTTCTTTTTGAG